CTATTCTCCTACCCACGAGCTTTGTGTTCGGTCTCATCTCTTTCTTTTTGCTGTCTTCATAGACTCAACTGCGGCATCAAAGATAGACTCATCTCGCTCCACGCAGATCCAGTTGCGCGACAAGTTGCGAGCAGCGTAGGCTGCTGTGAATGATCCCCCAAAAGGATCCATGATCCAGTCACCTTCATTTGTGTTGGCGAGTATGGGGATCTCGAAGACCTGGAGGGGTTTCTGAGTGGGGTGAACCTTGCCGGAGAAGATCTCGGTAATGTCTGTCCACACGTTGGTCCGTCGGTAGAACTCACTCTTCGCTGGGTACTTGGCGTTGTATCCAGAATATCCTCTCTTCGTGTCGAGATAGGGAACATTGAAGGTGGCAGGCTTCTTGATGTTGCCCTTCACCATGTAGAGGATCTCTTCACGAGTGGAGAGGTAGTTGTGTTGAACTCCGTAGGCCCTCTTCTTGTGCCACGTGATGAGGTTGGAGATCCGCATGGGAGTCTCATACTCCACCCGATGGGCATACTCGAAGAAGGGTCGGAATCCTGGGATGCCGTATCCACCCCACACATACATGGCACCACCATCCACGATTAAATCGGAGAATGTGTTGGTCCAACTCATCATCCAATCAACGAACTTTTTCTGTCCGTCGTGCCACTTGTCCCACTCCTCATCGATGATGTTGCCGTAAGGAGGATCCGTGACGACTGCCTTCAGCTTGGAATCGCCGAGAACGTTCTTGATCTCATCGATCACCTCTTGCGAGGTGCAGTCGCCACAGATCGCCAGGCCGTCTTCGAATTTCTCAATCTTCATGTTGCTCTAATCTTATCAAGCAGCTCATCGGTGTTCAACTTGCGAGTGAGTCTCTTCTCCTGACACGGATCGCAGAGGGTGCGGATCCACCCACCCGGTTGCTTGTGACCGGGCACTCCACAGTCCTCACAGATCTTGTGCGACATGGCCTCGGCCATTCGAATGGCACCCCACATCTCTTCGTTGCCGCCGTAGATGTAGAAGCGAAGGCCGCCGAACTTCTCCTTCACCTGAGCTGCGAGAGGCTGCGCGGCCTCTTTCTCTTCTTCAGGGAGTCTGTAAATGACGTTGTCTGCCTCGTTCTGAATGACTGCGCAGAGTGCATCGATGATGTCATACCAGCCATCGCCGCACTCAGTGTACTTCAGATTACTGAAGATCTTTGGGTATTTCTCGAAAAGCTGTTTCTCTTTGTCAGGGCTCATACATCCCATTATACAAAGAGAAAGTCTACTTTTCAATCACTTCGCGAGCTTGACTCCGCACTTATTGATGAGAGCATCAAGAATAGGCATGATGATCTTGGTCTTCTCTCCGGTCTCCTTCGAGATAAGAGCAGCGAGCTTTGAATTGTCTCCGGCGGCTCCGGACTGATTCTGTTCTGCAGGAACAGCAGGTTTACCACTTTCGTCGCGGCCGTCAGCCTCTTTTGCCTTAGGATTCTTCTTCTCGAATGCATCTAAAAGCTTCTTCCTGATTGCATCAGTCAACTTTTCCTCGCCGACTTGTGCCTGGATTCCAAGAGCTTTGCCTGACTCTGGGTCGTCCATGACCTTGTTGAGAACATCAACGTCTGTGATCTTTCCGTCCTTTATGGCTTTCATGATGTCCATAGCAGCGCTTTCAAGAATCACCTTGTTCACGTTAGCAAGCTTCTGCCATCTCTCAAAGATTAGATTGTCGTCTCTCTTCAGGAATGACTCTCCGATGGTGGTCTTCGTGGTGGCTATGATCTTCTTGTTGTTGAAGAGCCAATCGATGACTTTTCTCACGGTCTCTCTGTCCTCGTCAGAGTGCTCTGCAACTTTAAGGATTAGCTTATCGTACTCGTCCTTGAAAGAAGCGTCATTCTGCTGTGCCTTATTAAGAGCAGATCCGGGATCAACACCCGCGGCATTCGCTGCCATCGCTGTGACCATTCGACCTATTGCTGTCGAACCTGCAGCACTTCCCGCGGCGGCCGAGGGATCACCGGAAACAGGTGAACCAGCTGTGATGTCACCGCCTGTGGCACCAGCACCCGATTCTCCTCCAGCGCTACCGAGCTGAGGCAGTTGACCGCCCTCGACATAGCTCATTAAAAGACCCTTGACGAACTCTTTTGCCTGCTTCTTATCGCCTGTGGCCTTCTCGACTATTCCTGTTATTGTGTCTATTGACTTCTTGATGTCGTTAATAGCGTCAACGTATTCACCTTCAACTTTGTCATCTCTTACAGCCTGTCCAAATCCCTTGACAGTTTTCACAGAGACATTGCCGACGGATTTAAGATTACGCCACATGTTTTTAAGAGCATCCTTAAGACCTGCTTCCTGCAGCATGTAATACTGACTGGAAGAAAATCCCGCCTGCAAGGCAGATTGATAAGCTCTGTAATTAAAAGCAGATTCTGACAAAAGTTCTCTGTTCGACATGTTTCTAATTATACGCACCAGAAAAAAAGAAAAAACGGCAGTTGGTTTACTGCCGTTTTTTATTGTGTGATTTGTTCTTTACTTCAACTTGATCTCAATCGTCTTCGTCTTCGCAACCGCCGTCTTTCCGAAAATGAGGGTAAGAACACCGTCTTCGTGACTTGCAGTAACAGTGTCTGGATCGTAGTCCTTTGAGAGAGCATAGGAATACTTGAAGTCTTCTCCTCTCAACTTTCCTGCTACCTTGATCTCACGCCCCGTGACCTGCACGGAGATGTCCTTCCCCTTCACGCCAGGTAGATCGATGGAGAGTTGTAGTTCGTTGTCCTTCTCTTCCGTCCTGTACACTGAGGAATTGTTGTACACCCTCGATCGTGTCGTGTAGGGGGTCGAGTAAAGGTCCTCTAGAGTACGAAGGGTGTCGAAGAGAGTCGGGGTCTTCATCATCGAATCGTATCTAATGTTCAACATCTATTTTTCTCCTGTGATCATGAGGCTCATTGCCTCGTGACCCTACGATAACCACCCCTTCGGAGAAGGTAACCCCCTTGAGTAACTTTTTTAGACCAATAGATCGCGAGTGATCTCTGCCTCTGCCTGCTTCTTCGCAGCTTCAACAAGGGACTTCTCATGCATCTCGGCGACCAGCTTGACGTATTCGGGATCGAGAGTGAGAGTGCCCTCTTCCTTGGGATCCTCTACGAGGCGGACCTGTCGGAGTAAATCTGCACCGTCGATCCCAAAGATGACGGCCTCCTGAAAAATCTGGATCATTCTCATTGCAACGCTGTCTGAAATCTTGTAACTCATTTAATTCTCCTTATGATGGAATATTTCTTGTTGTCTTCAATACCACGATTATTTCTGTGAACACAGATTCCTTGGGACGATCAGAAGCCACGATGTGAGCCTCCTTGGGATGTTTGTTTACCCAATCGGCGTATAGCTTTCTAACATCTTCTTGGAGCTTGGAGTCCTTCTCGTAGACGTCTTCTGCCTCATGTTTGTGGGGAGCACCAAGGAGAACTAGAGTGAAGTCAGGCTTTCGAAGCTTCTTGTAGAAGTAGTCTACGAATTGGTCGTCAACACCCGAAGCTTTACCATAAATCGTCGTAGAAAGGCTCCAACGATCGAAGATAAGAAAGTCGTACTCATGGTCAAGATCTGACATCAGCTTCGTCTGAAACAACCACCGATTAAGAAATTGCGTAAACTGGAAGACTCTTGGGAAATTCTTGGCATGCCCCTTTTCAAGCATCCAGTAGATGGTGTTGTAAGTCAGCTTGTCATGGATTGGAACGTCCACTACCTTTGCCTTCTTGCCACATTGCCATAGATACTCGCAGAGTAGTTTGCTCTGAGTAGCTTTCCCTACTCTGTCAGGACCTTCAATTACAATGATCTTGCTCATGCGTTATTCCCAGTATACTTTTTCTCCACGCTTATACCGTGGCAGGTGGATTTTTGCTTCATCTGTAGTAAAGTGCTTATCGAGCACAGTGAAGTAATTGTTGGGCAAGAGGGCGAACTGACCACAGTCGAGTTGAATGAGACTGAGGGGCTTGTGCTCTTGCGGGTATCTACTGAATCCATCAGACCAATCGATTATAATCCCCGTGTGTCTTCCTTGGTCAGGTGCGGTTCCAATTATCTCAGCTTGTATTCCTTCCATGTATTTTGTGTGGAATACATCTATGTCTTCGCCCATGCAAGCCCACGGCATCAAAGTCTGTCTGTCTTTCGAGAAGTCAGTAGTCATCGATAGAGCATGAAGAGGCATGCCACTCCAGTGAGCACCAGACTCGAGGAGGACGTGACACATGATCGTCTGATTTGGTCGACAGTGAACTGCATGCCAGATTCCGGGTGTGACCCCAGGAGGCATGTCAGGTCCTAAAAACTCGTTGTTCACATTGACGTATAAATGAAAAGGCAGATTGGCATGCCTGCTCATTCGAACGGTCCTCTCAGTTGACCATCCTTTAATAGACCGAATGCCTCCAGTGTAGCATCTAACTATCCTGTCTTCTTCACGAGGCGAAGCATCTCTCCAGCAAGCTCTCGAATCTCGAGTTGTGCATGCATCGAATATCGGAGCTCAAGGAAGTGTGCAAAGCTTCTGAAGTTGAACATCACGTCAGCTGTGATCTGATTGCCATACGGAACATACATTCGTGCAGATTCTTTTGCGCGCTTTCGAGGAACTCCCTTCTTCACAAGCCTGTCAAGGACATCGTGATACTTCTTGAGAGATGATTCCATGTGTTCCACATACTTTGTCTGCTCTTCAGCATCCCAGTCTGTGGGAACATAGTACTTATCGTCCTTTAGCTCCTTGTAACGAGCAGACTCACCGTTGACGGAAACACCGATACGATGTTTGATTAGGTGGATGTGGGCACTTACATCGGTGGTGCAGAGGAAATGAAGAGAACTCTTTTCAAATGGAGTTCCATGCGAGTTTTCCGCCAGCATCTTAAGGAGTCCAGGTATGCGGTCACGCTTCTCATCCGACAAATCGCGAGAAGTGGATGTCCATGCCGAAAGGGCGTGGGATTCATCTCCACCGTAGAAACCGATCAATTCAACTTTATTAGGCTGCTGAGGCATGCAGCCATATTACTACACGTTACGTGTGAATTTCAACAACTTCTCCTCAAGAAGTTCCTTCATTTCATTCTCTAACTCACGTAAAACAGCGTTGGCAGAGGCGAGCATCTGACGCTGCTTCACGGGATCGTTTGCCATCTGATTGATGTGTCTCTTGAGATGACGCTTCAGTCCTTCAGTCGCATCCGCGGCCACCTGCGAGAGAGCGAAATCAGGAATGCCTCGGGCATAGTCCTCCTTGAGGAGAGACTTCACTTCCGAGGCAATTACTTGCTTGAGAGCTTGTTGCTTCTTCATTCACCCTCAGGAACAGAAGCTGTCTGAACAGCAGCTTCCATCATACGCTTTGCATAAGCAAGAATGGCACTGGTGATGTCGGTTGCAAGTTCCATCTCAGACTCATAGATGTCATACATCTCGAGCTCGTCTTGCCAGGCACTTGGTGTCATGTTAACAACTCCCGAAAGCTTCATGTAAGAAGCGAGGCTCTTGTACAAGACACCATTGATCTGTGGAATGAAGTCACGTGAATAGTTCGCGACGTCATCTGAAATGTCATTGACAAACTTTTCAGGAGCATCTTCGAGGCCGGTCTCATTCTCAAACATGAGAGACTCAGTCATAAGAGACCTCTTCCTGTTCTCATACATGCTCTCATGGAGGTTCTTTCTGACTTCTGCCTCTTCGTTGATGAGGCCGCTGATCTTGTCAAGTTGTCTCTGGGTAAGTTTCATTTTTCGACTCCGAAGTTAACTATTCACCCACACTTGGAATTTCCGCAGGATTTGCATGTGAGACAACCTTCCTGATAGACGAGACCATCAGTTGCTCCACAGGACGAGCACTTCTTGTCAGAAGTAGACTTTGTTCCATCAGGGATGTATCCCTTGAGGACTCGAGAGATGACTCGAGAGAAGCTCTGCATGTCGCTGTGTTTGTCCTTCTGCAGTTGCTCTGTGACATACTGGACCGGGATGCCGTGTCGGAGTGCCAACGAAAGAGAGCGTGTGAATGCGCCGTGGAGAGGGTTGGCAAAGAGCTCGACGACGTCTCTGAAGACGAGCTCGTCGTCGTCTCCAAGCGGAATGGTGAGATTGTATGTAGCAACTCCGTCCTTCTTGCCGTTCTTGACGAGGGTACCGTGCTTCGCCTTCTTGGGAACTTCTACATGGGAAGAGAGACCGCAAAAGACCTCGTAAGGCTTACCGTCCATCATACCGACGAGTACGAGATAACCTTCAGAGCCACTCTGGCCTTTCACGTTAATTCTGTGAATATCGCAAGGTAATTCCTTTGGTCTCTTTGGCGCATGGTTTTCTGTGATGGCCACAGGCTGACCGTCAAGCTTCTTCTCTTCAGTCTTTGGTGTATCGGAGACGAGTACGCCTGTGCGGCAACCGTCACGATAAACTGTGAACCCCTTGCATCCGGACTCCCATGCTGCCATATATACCTGAGCGACAGTATCTCTTGTCGTGTCGTTGGGAAGATTGCATGTCTTCGAGAGCGAGTGACACACCCACTTCTGGGCAGCGGCCTGAAGCTTCACTGACATCTCCCAATCGACATCGTTGGATGTAGCCTTCCAGTACGGAGACTCCTCGATGTTGTCTCCCTTGCCCGTCACTTCCATCCACTTCTTGTAGCCGTGGTGGTAGACCTTGTACTCCTGCCACTTGTCGCCGAGTTGGTCCACGAAGTCGACACGAGAGTCGACATCGTTTGGATTGACCTTCTTCCTGCGTGTGTAAGAAACGAGGAATGCTGGTTCGATACCGCTGGTCGTCTGTGTGAGACAGGATACCGAACCTGCCGGAGCCGTGGTTGTGAGAGCGATGTTTCTGCGGCCATATTTGAGGTATTCTGCACGAAGCTCTGGATCTACCGAGATCACCTTCTGGATGAATTGGTGTTCGGCCTCGAGCTTGTGGGAGAAGATAGGGAATGCACCACGTTCTGCCGCCATTCGAACCGAAGAACGGTAGGCATTCACCTCGAGGACCTTGTAGATCTCCTCCGTCTTGTCCACCGATTCCTGGGAACCGTAGCGAATGTTGAGCGCCGCGAGTGCATCACCCATTGCGGTGATGCCGAGACCCGTTCGACGGCCCTTCGAGGCGGCATCCTTGATCTTGCGCCACAGGGCGAGTTCTGCATGCTTCACGGCTTCGGACTCTGGATCCGACTCAATCTTAGAGATGATGGTATCCACAGCCTCAAGCTCGAGGTCGACGAGGTCGTCCATCAGCCTCTGAGCAACCTTGGCAGCCCGACCGAATGCCACGTAATCGAAGGTGGCACCTGCATCATATGGGTTCTTCACGAACTTGGCGAGGTTGAGGAGGAGGAGACGGCAAGAATCGTATGGCGAGAGAACGATCTCACCACATGGATTGGTGGAGACAGAACCGTAACCGAGAGAGGCATAAGCCTCCGTGGGTGTGGCCTTCTTGACTGTGTCCCAGAAGAGGAGTCCTGGTTCTGCAGACGTCCATGCAGCATCTATGATTTGGTCCCAGACCTCCTTGGCCTTGACGACCTTGGTTACCTTGGCATCTGCAGCCGATGCGTCGACCGGCCACCTGAGTGTGTATTCAGAATCGTCCTTGACGGCCTGCATGAAGTCGTCTGTGAGGCGGATCGAGATGTTGGCGCCGGTAACCTTCTTGAGGTCGCGCTTGATGTTGATGAACGTCTCGATCTCAGGATGGTTGACAGAGACGGTCAACATGAGGGCACCTCTGCGGCCGCCTTGAGCGACTTCACGGCAGGTGTTGGAGAAACGCTCCATGAAGACACCAATGCCGTCTGTTGTGCCAGCGGCGTTCGCCGTGTGCATGCCCTTGGGACGGATGGTAGAGATATCGAAACCGACGCCGCCGCGGCGCTTCATGATCTGTGCCTGTTCTTGATCGGCGAAGAGGATGCCGCCGTAGGAGTCCTCAGGTGCAGCGATAACGAAGCAGTTGGAGAGCGACTGGATCTTGTACGGATTGCCCATTGCAGACATGGGTGAACCCTGCGGAACGATCTCCCACTTGGACAGGTACTCGAAGATCTCGTCCTCACCGAGGGGATTCGGATACTTCGCTTCGATGCGAGCAAACTCCTTGGCGAGTCGCCTGTGCATGTCCGTGGGTGTCTTTTCGAGAAGAGCACCAGAGGTATCTCGAAGGGCATACTTCGATAAGAACACGGAGGCCGCCAACTCGTCTCCTCCGAAATACTCCAACGAACTTGCGTAAGCTTCTTCCTGTGTGTACTTTGTCATGTTTAAACCGTCTTTTAAATGGGCTAATAACTATTCAGAACGCGTCTACAGCGATCGAGTCTTGGGCTCGATTATATCACACTTCAGCAGGAGATTTTCCAAATTCTTTCTTCATCTCACGCCACTTTGAAAGGATTGCCTTTTTTTGTTCATCTTCTGCTGCGGCGACACTGTTGACTTCAGGTGCGTCAGACTCACCTGTGATCTCAAACTTACTGCGAGCAGTGTTGATCTTGATGGGATACACGAGACCGTCACGACCTGCACGGTTCTTTGCAATGTAAAGTCGACCCCAACCACCAGCCTTCTCGTGAGGTCGACGAGAGACGGAAACGATGACGTCACAGATCATCGCCTTGCCGTAAGCCTCTGACATGTTCGTCATGTCGATGACTTCGCTGTTTGCACCGTCCTTGTTGGATTGAGAAGCAGTCCAGATGGGAATTCCAAGCTCCATTGCAAGACCTCGAAGTTCTTCGTAGACCAATTTCAGCTCGTGGCGAAGAGAATCGAACTGTCGAGAAGACCTCATGATGTCTGCATAGTCGATGATGACGATGTCAGGCTTGAATCCCTTCAAATCCAACCGCTCGATGTGTGACTTAAGCGTGTATATGGACGCTGTGTTTGTAGGATATTCCTTGATAAAGAGACGACCAAGCCTGTTCTCTTCATAGAATTTTACAACCTCTTCCTTGCGATCCATGACCTCATTTGAATCCATGTCGCAAAGATTGGAGTCGTAGCGAATACCGACAGCAGTCTCAGAGAGTTCGAAGGTATAGTGGAGGACGTTCTTTCCTTCACGAAGGGCATTTGCTCCAATCATCGTGAGCCAGTGAGACTTACCGGAACCAGAGGCACCGACGACACAGAGAAGTTCACCCTTGCCACTGCCGCCGTTGAGGATCTCTTTCTTGTCGAGTTCAGGAATTCTGGTTGGAATGGTGTCACGCTTGAGACGTGTGAACCTGGCATCCATCTCGTTGAAGAAGTCGTGACCGACAGAAGGAGCCGTGCCGACCTGAACTGCCTTCTTGATCGTCTCAACGATGGACTCGTACTTGTTGGCCTGCATCTGGTCTACGGCAGACTCAAGTGCTTTCTTTAGAGCTTGCTTGCGACAGAACTCAAGTGACTTCTCCTTGACGTATTGAAGATCGCCTGGGTCGGGATTCGACTTCATCCGCTGGAGGTAGTCGATGATTTGATCCCTCAAAATGACATCAGTTCCTGACTTCAGGTCATCCTTGATTATTGTGACCAATAATTGAAGGGTAGGAAATACCTTGTATTTACGCGAATATGAGAAGTACCTATCGGCTAAGAACTTAAGGTAGTTGACCTCAAAGTAGGAGATGTCAACAACCTCCATCATCTGCTCGGCCCACTTCTGGTCTGTGAGAAGAGCTTGTCCGAGCTTCTCCTGGAATGATTTACCGAATTGTCCGAAGGAGACGTTGTTTGCTCTATTTTCGTTTTCTTGCATCATTGATTCTCCGAAACGAATCTCAGACCATCGACACACGAGAGATCGTAAAAGAAACCCTCGTAATCGAAATCACTGATTCCTTCCTTCAGTAACATCTTTATGAGTCCCATCTTATTTACAGTTGGCTTAAATGTATCCACAACGTGTTCGACGCGTTTCATCTGGTCTCCCGACAACATGCTACCGTCCAAGTGAACGAGTTGCCAATTCCTGTTGACCAACTCAGTTTCTTCAGTAACGCGTTTGTAAAGAACGCCCTTTTGTGTGTGTGCATAGCTTATGAGATCTTGTAGGATTATGGTCTCGTCGCTTCCAAGCATTGGAAACTTTTTCGCCACGCTCTTGAAACCTAGACCTTGAACACCGGGGATGTTGTCAGAATCATCACCACATAGACACTTCGCCAGAGCGAAGTTGTGTGCCCTGATGCGAAACTCTTCGAACAAGTCTTCGTCTGTAATGAATTTCTTCTTGTAGAGAGAATAGATCTTCACGCTAGGACCAAGAAGTTGATACATGTCCTTGTCAGCGGACACGACTACTATGTTTTTGTCCCTTAGCGGTCCTTTTGTCAAGTAGGCAACGATATCGTCTCCTTCGCAATCAGAGACGTAGATTTGACACACAGGAACGTTCTTGAGCATGTTAAGAAGACTTACAAGCTGATGCTGTTTGTTCTCCTCAGTATCTGGAATATCGTCGTCATAAAAACGATTGAGCTTACCTGGCTTTCTATTTGCCTTATATTCTGGGTATAGCTTTCGTCGACGTTGAGAACCTCCACCTTCCCAGGTAACATACACGTTTGAAGGCTGGTATTCTCTGCAGAGGCGTTGCAAAGACTTAAGAAATCCTACACAACCTCCCATTTGATATCCATGGGACGACATTTGTGGAAAAGCTGAGTATGAACGCAAGAACATGTTCATGCCGTCCACAATGAAGACTGGTCTCTCGTCAGGCATGACTCGATTCTACTTTCTTATGTTCCTGTTTTCAAGCTAACGTAATGTTGCCGTACCAGAACTTACCCATGCCTTCGCCGATGTCAAATATCGCTTCAATCCTCACGATTGAGTCTCCAAACATTTTCGTCTTGAAGAGCTTGAATTGATCAAACTCTGCAATCATCTTGTGACAGTGTGAATCTCCGCTCTTGTCTTTAGTGACCTTGTGGCCTTCAGACAAGAGAAGAAATTCACAAACTTTTTGCGGAGCACAGACCTTGTACTCCACGATCTTTGCTGCACTGAATTTTGCGAAGCATTTCTTCGTCAAGTCTCTCTTGCAGCTGTGTATCATTTCGATGAGTGTATTCACGTCATCGCATACTTTCCACTCAAATTCTGTATCCATAAAAACCTTTTATTAGGTGTTCTTTTTCTTGTACAGGACAGGGACGGAATTTTTCTTAGCCTGACTAATCAGCTTAGAATAAGCTTCTTTCTTATCGACTGGTACATAAATTGCGACCACGACAGGATTGACAACTAGCGCTTCGTTGTGAGAAAGAACCTTGGACGGCGGATCTACAGGAAATCCCATGCTCTTCATAATGTCTAGTTTGACTTTGACACTGGCTCTGGGATCAAAGAAATCATCAAAATTGTCTGGGAATTCAAAGAAAAATTCATCAAGAAGTGGGAATTTCTCCCCGGCCACTTGATACACCTGCTCAGATCCCGTATACATGTCCAGCTCAGAATACAGTGTTACTGTACCTTCTATCTGAAGTCCTACATCTCCCCAAGTACTTCCCAGCGTCTTTACATCTGTTCCTTCTGGATAGACATTTGCACTGACCTCTCCTGCTATCTGAGAGTTCAATAATTTAAGTGCTGAAGACGTATCTCTGACCCAGTGCACTTTGATGCTGCTAGAAAATTTCGAAGGACCTTTATACTTCTTAAAGAGTTTCTTTGCAAGCTTTCCAAATTCAACAGACTGCTGAATCAGTTCTTCGTCTTCGTCTTCGTCGAAAGATTCTCGTAAGAGTAAATCCACGTGATCTTTAATAATTCGACGAAGACGAGACAAAGAGTTGTTCATGCTGTTAAGTATTAACGGGGTGAGTCTTATAGAATCTGCGATGCGATGAGGCAACCACGTGCAACTGCGTGGAGTGGATCAGATGCATGACGAACTTCTTTGACTGGCAGGGGGAATCCGTTCTCGCTCAACTTCTTCTCGAAGTGCTTCACGAACCCCTTGGCCTTGGTGGTGCCACCGGCGACCACAACGGGTAGAGGATCCTTGAACTTTGGGAGTGCCTTGTGGCCATCCATCGCTGCAGCAAGCTGCTTCGTGGTGTAGTCGATGAGACGATCGTAGTAGGTGGCAACTGCAGCGAGAACCTGATTGTCATTCGGTTTTGCTATAGTGAAGTCACCCTGTTCCTTCTCTGCCTGAACGACAGAGTCGGTCTCACCTGTGGCGACTGCAGCCATGCGATCGACCCAGTCACCTGACTTCGTGGTGGAGAACTTGAGGATTGGCTCGCCGTTTAGCATGACACAAACGTTAACCATGCCCGCGCCCCAAGACAAGGCAACACCGGTATAGTCATCGTTCGCAAGCTCCGAGTAACATAGCGCTTCCGCTTCGTTGATCGCCCGAGCTTCATAACCACATTCTTCGAGGACCTTCTTGACGACGTCCTCATGGTAGCCAACATCAAAATCATCGTCTTCCTGATCTACTGGTTGGGCAGGAACACAGAAGACGAGCTTCTCGCCCTTCTTCGTGGCCTTTCCAGCAACTTCCTTAAGTATGTAGGAGAG